ATAACGGATATTATTGTCACCAACCTGAGCACTTGAGAGTCTGGTCACTCGACTGACGCCTTTCCACTAAGTTGCTCATTCAGCATCCGAACCACGTACCATTTGCTGGTTTGTAGAAACCTGGCGAGGGCCGTCAAGGATATCCCGGTGCGCGCCATCTCAACGGCCCGGCGAGAGAGTGCCTGGTCGAGCATCTTCGGTATACGACCGGACCGTCGGACGAGTAGGCGATCCGCCTCTGGCCCGGGATGGCCGAGCGAGTTTTGGCGTCTTCGTGCGGGGGTTTCGGTTCGCGGCGTTGTGCCGATGCCCGGCAAACCTCGAGAGGTGGTTGCGACCTCAGATCTGGCGCCCGGCATCAGAAGCGACTATACTCCACCTCTCACGGGATTGCAAGGGCCAATTTTATTTTTCTTTTCGGGAAGCTCGCTGAGTGGAGTTTTCGCCCGAAACTCGGGAATCAAGTCCTTCCCGAGATTCGGGAATCAACTCCTTCCCGAGTGGGGAATCAGGTCCTTCCCGAATTTGGCCCCTATCATTATTGCTTGAAGTTAATTGAAGTAGTTAAGCTGCTGCTGCTGTTCTCTCCGCACGAAGGAAGCAGCAGCAGCCGTAAAATTTAAGCTCTCAACGCAAAGGCAAAACCTCAGAAGTTGGCGATTCTTCCCGCCAGGTCGTCGTAGAGGGAACTCAAAACGCTAAGCCTCACCGCCTTGACCTCGTCCAATAGCTTGGCATCGATGATCTGTACCAGCTCCTGCTCGAGTTGCGCCCCGCGCCAGTCGGGATCCACCGGCCCGACGCCTGGATGTAGCGCCATCCACGCCGGTTCCCTCAGCACCAGCTTCCATTCCCAGTTCAAGGACTGGGCCCGGGCGATCTCGACCCATTCACAAGAGGCGAGAATGTACCGCCAGAGAACCCAGAGCGTCGGGCGGCGGCGGCCCGAGCCGACCGGTCCCGCGCACTCCAGCAGCACCGCTGGCTCCGGAAACTCTTCAGCGGAGATCCAAGCGCCTGGCCGAAAGACCGGTCCTTCAAACATCGTGTTATAGGGGGTTCCTTTCACGGCCGAGAGAAGCCGAAAGAAGAGACACGAACTGCGGCCCCGCGCTGATGAGCTTCTGGGCAACGCTACCCGTTCAGGCGGGGCGGCCCGGCGGGCGCTTGCATCGGACATGAACGGGTAGGTGTTCATTCTGGTTCGATCCCCGTTCAGAATCCATGCTCACCTTCGGCTACAGAGTTTCACCGATGCAGTAAGTTAATCTCGATCAGGGAAAATCCGAAGATCAAGACGCTGGCCAGGCCCAGTAGCCAATAGAATCGCCGGCGCCAGCGACGCTCCTCAAGGTAGGGCGTGAACCCGTCGCGCCGAAGGCGGCGGATAAAAACAGCGTCGTCGTCCTGCCAGGGCGTCGTCTCGCGCACCAACTCCTTGTCGCCCCCCAGTGTTCTCATTTGACCCTCCCCGCGTAAGCGAACCAGTCATGGTTGAGGCGCTTCACCAGGGCGCGGCAGTCGAGACCATGGCGAGTTTCGAAAGCCGTGCGGCCGAACCGGTGATACTCGATGTGCTCCGCCGGCGTCAGTGGGAGACAGGTGTAATCCGAGGGCTTCTGAGCCATGCCGCCATCATCTCCTGTATGCGCCGCCTCGCAGCCGAGTGCGCCCGAGACCGCCGGAGGCAGTGAGCGAATCCACCGCCGATACTTCCAATTGCGCGCCGGCCCGCGCCGAGCTCGCCGGCGGGGAGCGCGCCTGGAGCTGCGCTCTCCGTGGACCGCGTACATGAGCCAGCGCGCCAGGGCGCTACGCACCATGCGACCCTCCGTTCCTCGCCTGGTTGATGTAGGCCGTGGTCAAGAGACAGCGCACGTCGTCGGCCTTGACCTGGTTGCCATGCTTCTCGCTCGCGTAGTTCAATGCGGCTGCATAAACGTCGACCAGCGCATTGGTCTGAGCCAGCAATCGGGCCCATCCGTTCTGTACGTCGATCGAGGGCGCCGGCGCCGTGCCGTGGGGGCCCATGGGTTTGCTACCATTGCCGTTACTGGGTGTCCTTGGCAGCTTCGAGGCTGCCGTGACCGCGGCGGGTGGTAGGACACTCGCCGCGGCCTTACCGTTGCCATTCGCCGGCACCACGAAGGTTCCGTCCGGCTGCTCGCCAGCCAGGAGATCCGGAGACAGCCAGGCGCGCCACTCGACCGGGCTCCCCCTTTTCCCATCGCGGTGCTTGCAGATGAAGAACGGCTGGTTGGCGCGCAGCTTCAACTCGTTGACTTTCTCGGCTACTTCAGGCTCCAGGAACATGATGCGCCCATCCGCCAGGGTGAACATGACGCGCTCGCCAAACTTGGTCTCGATGGTCTTGCCCACCCCGTAAGCCAGCGCTACCTGAGCCGGGACGTTGGGGGAGAACTCCAGAATTTCACGCATTATGAGGCCTCCCCGAAGTTCAGGCCGCGCAGCAGGTGCTGAAGGCGCTCGCGCGGCACGAAGGCCGCGATCTCTTGGGGTGTGCAGCCAGTCTCGCCCAATGTGCTGGCGGCGTGGTTGCCGATGAACTCGTGGATCTCCACCGAGTTCTCATGGCCATATTCGTAGGCGAGATCCAGAGCCAGGAGGCGGCGCTCCTGGGTCCGCTCGATTTCCTCTTCCCGCCGGATCCAGTCTTCTTCGGACGGCGGGGCTTCAACGTGTCCTTCGAACCTGTTCATGACTCACCTCTTTCGATTGAGGCTCCAAGCCGTGTTCAGGTACACGACCAGGAGCAGAGCGAGCATCGTCCAGTCCGCAACGCTGAAGCTTCTCAACTGCATCTGCCAGTGCGGATACCATCCGCGGAGAATGGCCATCAGGTGTGCGGGCTGGAGGAAGCCGCTCACATTTCAACTTTAAGGTATTTACGTAAGTATGTCAACCGGGAAATACCCAGGGCGGGTAGGGGGAGTACTTACGTATTGACACCCGCGAGCCGCCGCGCGTATAATTCTTGCAATGGCCAGGAAAAAAGGAAAGAATAAGGCCGCTCAGGCGCTGGTTCACCTGCGATGGAGCAAGGCTTCGCAGGAGCAGAAGTCAGAGTGGGGTCGAAACATGGTGAACGCGAGATGGGCCGGACACATAGCGAAACGGCCGGCGTCGAGCCGTGGGAAAACAAAGCCAAAGAAGGCCGCGAAGTGAACTTCTGGGAGCGGCGTCCGGTGCAGTGGGTGGTCGTCGGAGTGATGGCCTGCCAGACGGCATTGAGGCTGGCCGCTCTGATCCTCCTACCTGTCGCCTCAATTCTCGTACTCGGGGCACGTCACCCGGGTGCCAGCGCGTTCGCTGCGGGAGTCTACGTGCTGATCTGCTCGGTGGCTTGGGTACGAGCGCCGGCGCCGCTTAAGCAGGTCGGTCTAGCGTTCGAGTGGCTAGGCGGAACGCTTCTTCTGTTTTGGATGATGACGGGCTTCGACATCGACGTTGTAGAGGCGCTTTCGAAGGTCGCATCTCGCCATAGGGAGCGTGTTGGGATATTCGTCCTGCTGTACGTGCTCGTCTTCCTCGCGGCACAGGCTTGGAAGCGGAGGATCGCCGGCCAGCCAATTGGCGCTCCAAGCACCCTACGGCCGCAGCGGAGGAGCGGGTAATGCTCCGGAAACAGTGGCCACTCATCCTCGTGCTGCTCATCCTCGTCGCCGCAATCGCGATGCGCCTCACCGGTGTCGGAGCAACGGCCAAGTGCCGAGACGGAACGTACAGCTGGAGCCGGCATCATTCCGGCACGTGCTCAGGACACCACGGAGTGGCTGAATGGTACAGGTGAGGTTCCAAGGAGTGAGCCGACTCTTCGGAAATGGGACGAAAAACAGGGTGTGGCGGAAAAGCTACACGTAGGATAATTCACATGCTACCAGTGGCGGAAAGTGTACCGACGGAAGTCTTGACAGTCCTCTCGTTTAGCGACCTCGGCTTGCTCTCCCGCGATCTAATTACGAACGCTCGTCTACTGCATCCCGAGGAGCCGATTGCGAACCTACTACCGGAAATCATCAGCATGGCGGAGCAGGACTTTCTCGCGCAACTCGACGCGCTCCTCCAACGCAGCAACGCGGTCCATCAGAGCCACCACCTGCTCGGTAAGAATCTCGGAGGCGTCGTCCATGGCTGATTCCAGTGTAAAGCCCGGAGCGAAGAAAGGCACGAGGCAGGTGCGCCTCTACCGCCTCTACAATTGGCAGGTATCCCGCGACGGAGAGCCGTTCGCGTTGTGTGACGGCTGCAAGCCGGAACAGCCGGTGCCAGCCGGGTGCATCCTTAATTGCATCGCCAACGGGGCGCTGCAACCGTGGGAACAATGCGGCTACGACCCATGAGCGACACTTACATCTGCGCGCAGTGCGGCGGTACATTCTCCAAAGTGAGGGACGACGACGAAGCTCTGGAGGAGTACCGCGAGACCTTTCCAGAGTGGATGCGCTTACAGGACAGAGGAGAGCCGGCCATCGTGTGTGACGACTGCTGGCGAAAGATGATGGCGTGACACCACCAAGGCTTACCGCGTGCGCTGCTGCTGTCCGGGAAGTTTAGGAAGACGGGGAGGGGCGGGGAATGCCTGGCGGAGTTGGGGCGGGAGTGCGGCGGGTTTCTTCTGGTAGACCCGATTCTGTTTGATCTGCTCCCATGTCGAGAGCTTCGGCCGCTCCGGCGGTTGCGGCCGAACGTGGATCGGCGGGGTCCCGGTCAGTATCGTAGCCGCAACCTCTCCAGGCTTGTAGCGATCCCTGTCCGGCCCAGCCAGCATGTTCCAGGCGTTCTGGAAGCTGTAGGGAATCGGCGCCAGGCCCTTGGCGGCGTGGATTCCGCCGCGCGCCGTGGCGGCCCAGAAGTTCATGCCCCTGGGCACGATCGGGCGCCCCAGGAAGTCTTCGTTCTTGGCGGCTTCGAGGCCGGTGCGGAAAAGCGGTGCCGCCTTGTTCGTCATGGTTCGCACCGCCCCGCCCAGAGCGCCGTAACGAGCGGAATTGTCGATGAAGGACTGGACGTCCTGGGGCGCTCCGGCGGCGAACCAGTTCTCGTAAACGTCCCGGCCGTCCTTGTCCGTTCCGACGAGCACCCGCGTAGGCCGTTTCGACCAGCGGCGGGTCAGGGCAAAGCTTGCCAACTCCGAGCCGATGACGATGTAGGCCGCGGCGCGCATCCAGAAAAGGCGAGCCGCCTTCCCGGCCGGGGTCCACTCGCGTTTGCCGGCCGAGGTGAACTCAGGGGCGCCGGTGCCCATCGGTCCGCCAGCGCCGAGTGCCTTCATGCCCACGGTGGTCTGGCCGGCCGGCACCGTCCCTTCGAGAGCGTACTTCACATTGAAGATGTTGGAGATGGTCCAGTCGGGAGCCAACATGATCGCGCGCAGCGCCTCCACGGTGGCGTGATTCGCTCCGAGTTTTTCCCAGTTCAGGCCGCCGTAGACCGCGTTGATTTCCTTGGCGATGCTCTCGCCGGCTTTCGATAATTCGCTCTGGCTGGCGCCGGGATGCTTCGCCATCCAGGCCGTCCGCTTGATCTGGTAGTCGGTTACCTTCCAAAAGCGTTGCAGAATGTCAAAGGTGCCGCGGGTGACCGTATTGGCCGCCGCATCCATTTCACGGATCACCGGCACCCTCCTCCAGATGTCGGTCCACGTGGGAATGGAGCCCGGCTCCAGCGACTTGTATGCCTCGACGCTCTTGCCCATCATCGTCGTGGTTCCGCCGTCCATTACGAACTGGCGCTCGGCGCGCTCGAAGTCGGGATTGTCCATGCTGGTTCCCAGGCGCTTAAACCAGAGCAGCCCCTTCGTGATTCCCACCGGTCCCAGATTGTAGAACGCCATCAAATTGAGGGCGCGCGCGTGAAACAGTGAAAGGCTCAGCGTCGCCTGCTTGAGAAGCGCCTGGCGGGCACGCAGGTTTCCGAAGCCTTTTATCACGCGCATGTAGTCCGGGTCGGTGATCGGTCGCAAAGCGTCCGACACGACTTGGGGCGTCCAGAAGGTTTGCAGCGCAAAGGTCTGCTTTCCCTCCTGGTCCGTGACCGGGATCTCGTTACGGAAGAGCCGGGCGTGCGGCGCCAACTCGACCCAGTTCTCCGGGATGCCAGGCGCTCGCGGCGCGCCCCACACTCCCATGTGGTTTTCCTCCAGCTCATCCTGGAGGATGCGCGTCGCGCGCGCGGTGGCGAACTTGTCCCCGTGAATCGTGGCGGCGTCGAAAGCGTTCAGGGTCTTCGGCCGCACGCCGTCGGCGATGGCGTCGAAGATCGTCGGGTAGGAGCGGTGCTCCGCGAAGGCGAAGTAGCGGCTGATCTTGCCACCCAGCATCTGGCCTATGCGCTGTGACGCGGGCTTGGGAGCTTCCCCTTCGCCTTTGGGCCAGAGAAGGTGAGTGAAGTACCGCTCGGGAGTCAGGCCGCGCTCGATAATCCCGCGCATCTGACCTTCCATCATGGTGGCCCGCGCCATCTTGGTCAGCACCTGGTCGGCCTGGATCATCTCCGGAGTCGGATTCTGCGCTCGTTCGATGGCCGGCCCCAGACGGTCGATGTTCCGCGTGAACGCGGCGCGCTTCTCGGGATCAAGAGTGGCGAGGTTCGGATGCGTGCCCGCAGCCCACTGCTCCAGTTCACCTGGACAGCCGTACATATCCCGCATGATGGCGATGCCTTCCTGGTCCACAGGACTCGGCACCAGTTTGCGCAGACGGCCTATAACTTGGTTGACCCGCGTGGCCCAGAGGTTCCGTTCGGCCAGGTAGGCCGATGCCAGCCGGTCGGCCAGGTCCTTGACCGCCGGGTCCGCTTTGGCCTCTTCGAGGACTTGGATAGCGGCGTCCCGCTTGGATTTGAGAGCCAGCGCCTCCTTGATGTCGGCCTTCAGAATTTCCCCGACGCGCGAGGTCCCGGCCTCTTCACCCAGAAACTCACGGACCGGGCGGGATTCGCCTCCGCCTACTTTGGGGGCTCGGGCGGCAAGGGGCTGCGGCTGGTACCCGGATCTTGCTGCTGAGGGAGCGCCGCCGCCTTCTTCATCATCTCCTGGACCGCGCTCTCCAACTCCTCGCCCTCCAGGCCGTCCTCCTGGATAAGTCGGCGAAACAGCGCCTCCAACTCCTGGGGGTCCGATGGCCTTTTCAGGGTGAAGTGGCTCTCCCCCTTCCAGAGCGAGATTGCGTTCGGAGAGAGAAAGAAGTTGATTCTGCCTGATCGTGGCATCGATTTGCTCCAGTATGACGCGGGCTGCCGCGCCGGGGTGCTTCTTCAGATGGCGGATGTACTGTTGGCCGAGGGCTTCGGCTTCATCGGCAGTCACGCCCATCTCATGATATCTCCCGGGGCGCATCAGGCGGACACCAATCTCCGCAGCAATGACAGCCCGGTTATGCTCGTAGAAGGCCGATTGCGGGTCTAGTGTGACATAGCCGGCGCGTTCCGCCAACACCATCGCGCACCGAGCCCCTAATGGGGTCTCGACCACCTCGACCGGCAAACCATACAAGCCCCTGTGTAGAGCGAGTTGCCTGCTGTGGTCGATCTCCTCCTGGACGTTCAGCGCCAGATTCTCACCCGTGATCGATGCCCCTGTCTGGATCACAGGCAGAGGTCTGCCACCGGGGTTAATAGTGCGAATCTGGCGAGCGATTTTGAGTAGCGCTCTCTCGAACGCATTCGGCTGCGTACCGCGGAGGCTCTTGGCTGCGGCCAGAATATACCGCTGTTCGGCCGGGTTGAGAGCCACCGCATGGGTAGCTTCCGAAGTGGCGTTCCGGCCGGTAGGCCCCATGTTCCGCAACACTGCGTCCATAGCGGCGTTGTTCACCAGGAGGCACGGGACACGTTCCACACTGGTAGGCTTCGAATCCGCGGCCTCCCAGTACTGCTCCACGTCCTCGCGACCGGCGTCTTTCAATCGCGTGATTCCTGGCAGTAGGTTGAGTTGATCGGGTGAGACGCGACGCCGCGCCTGTAAGGCTGCGATTGCCCGATTCCCCATGTACCGCCGGGGACTTGCCAGGAACTCTCCCACCTCTGGGAGCGGCACGGTCATGTAATCCGCGTGGTCCGGGCTGGTCCGCACCTCTACTCCGATTTCTCGCGCGCGCTTGCGCTGGGCTTCTTTGACCGCCTGCTCGACAGCCGGCTGCAGATTGCTGGAGTCGAGCGCGTGCTGGTGCATTTCCAGGTTTTCGCCACGCACGCGGATGGCGCCCTCGCCCATCAATTTGCCGACGGCTTCCTGGAAGAGCGACCCCGGGAGCGCCCGCTGCGCCACCGTGGCATGTAAGTCCGTGCCGGCGTCGATCACTTTCCCCTGGTAGACCCAGAAGCCGCGGCCGCCAGGCGTCACCTCGGGCACGCGGCGGAACATGTCGGGCGTGGTCTTGAGGCGGCGGGCGAAGAGACCGCCTTGCTCCGGTCCTTCCTCCGCGAACAGATCGCGGGTTTTCGCGGGCTTCAGCTTCCCTGGTTTCGCCGCCATCCCCGACCGGATCTGCGCGGTGAGTTGGTCATGCAGCAGCCGTGCCTCGTTCAACTGCGCGATGGCCCGAGACTCGGCTTCGGTTTCTGGAACCAGGAAGGATTGCTGGCCTGGAAGTGGACCTACTGCACGGGACTGTAGCGGCTGACCGTATTCCCCGGGGCCAGCTTGGCGTGGCCCTTGTTCACCCAGTCCCTTAACTCCTCGATCATGTCCTTGCGGAACTCCGGTGAGTTTACGGACCTGGGCCGCGAGGAGGTTGCGGACTTGGCGGTAGGCGGATTGTTTGACTTCATGGGCGCTTTCTCCACCGGCCAGCGACTTGGCCGACTGATCGAGAATCGAATCGATCGGACCGACCGAGGTGCTGAGTCGATCATACAACAGAATGCCCTGGTTGGCGCGCTCCGCGATCTGGGCATTTTGGGTGGTCAGTACTATGTTTCCGGCTTCCGTGAGGCGCTCCGCAGCCGGGGCCGCAGCCACGGTTCCGAACAGCTTCTTCTCGGCCGCCAACTGCTTCCGAACGTAGTCGGAAATCTCGGCCTTCTCCGGAAGGAGCGAGCGCGTCATCTCCTCCTCGCCGAACATGGAGGTCTGGACCTCGTCCTCGGGGCGCTCCGTAACGGTCGACGTCCGCTGGTTGAGGCGGATCAATTCACCGAGTTGGTCGTTGGTGAGCCGCTTGCCACCCTGCTCGCGCTGGCGCATCAGGTCGTAGAGCGCCTGCTGGTCCGCATGGTTGGGGACGCCGGCGCCGATCACCGCCCCTCTGGCGACTGGGAGGGTTCCGTTAATCACGTCGTCGAAGATGGGCTGCGAGAGATTCGAAAGCGCCAGCCCTTCGCTGGCCACCTTGCCCGTGAGCGAGACCCCGTTGGCGCGCAACTGCTCCGGAGTCATGCGAGAATCGCGGAATATCTTGGCCGCGTCGGTGGCCTCGCCTCTACCTTCGGCGATGTTGATGAGTGCGCCCTTGAGACGCGCTTCCTGCGCGTTGTTGGCAACCAAATAGCGGGCGGTGGCCTCGGGGACATTGAGACGCCTGGCGAGGTCCAGCCGATTATGGCCATTGACCACGTAGGTCTGGCCGTCCGCGGGGTCTTTCCATACGGCCAGGACACCCGACTTCTCCGGGTCCCACCGGGTGATGTCGCGCGACTCTTCCCCGACACCCCCTTGGCCCACGTTGGCCTTGAACTGGAAGCGCGGAGCATCTACCTTGATTTCGGAGGTTGGAACGTTGCCGACCCAGCCAGGCTCCCGAGCGTTCACCGCCTGAACTTCCTTCAACTCCTGCGCCTGCTCCGCCGCTTCTTTCTCACGCTCCGCTGGTGTGCCCTCGCGCAGAATCCTCGGCAGATCCGTGTGCTCCTGCTCGAAGTCGGCGCGCTCCATTGACACCGTATTTGGTGTGACCGTGGCACCGGAGGGCGTTCGCACGGGCGCTATTTCGGCCCCTTGGCCCTGCGGAGGCGCAGGAACGATTCCAGGGGGCTGAGGAGGAGGTAAGGTGCGGCCAATTGGGGTGACAGGCTGTGGCGTTTGAACCACAGCCGGAGCCGGAGGAGGGGTTCGAACCGGGGTCTGAGCCTGGGGCATTTGACCCACCGGCGGCGCCGGGATGTTGCGGTTTTCGGCGTTATAGACCGTGGGGCTGTGCCGGATGATGTAGATTCCTGGCTGAAGCGCCGCGTTGCTCGCCATATCGACCGGCTGCATCTGCCACTTGCCCTTGGCATCCTGTGAAATTTGCTGGACGCTGCCCGGCGGATCGTCCTTGCCGGTCATCTCATCGCTCGAAGGTTGGAACTTGTCCAGGTTCTCCGGAAATCCCGCATCGGCCCACGCGTGGAGCAGTTTCACGTCCCGGTAGTGCGTGACCGCTCCGATTTTGATGGGCTGGTCGTTTGCCTGAGCCTCAGCGTACTGGTCCATCAAATCCTGAACCGTTCCGATGGCCCGCTCTTTGAAGGTGTTGAACGCTTCGCCGTTCTGTGTGGATCCCTCGCTGCGGCCGGGCACGGGTTTATCCGGCGAGTCGTCGATGAAGCCGTTCAGGCGATCCAGGACCTTTTCGGTCGGCTGGCCCTCAACCTCTCCCAGATACCAGGGATGCAAACCTTCAGTGGCGTGGCTGAAATAGGCCCCGCTGGCTTGGGCAATCGGAGCCGCAGTCTGAACCGCTCGGTCCATGTCGGAACTCACCACCAGGTCCAAACCGCCCTTCTGGGCGAAGCGCTGCCCGATTTGGTTGGCTTGCTCGACTCCTTGCGGGGAGAGGGGGATATTGGTCGAGCCGCGAATCAAATCCTCGCCAGAGCGACCTTCCGGCTTCTGGGCTGCGCCGGCGGCGGGGGCGGCGGTAGGTGGTGCTGCGGCCATAGTCGGCGGCGGTACAGACACAGCGGGCGGCGCGGCGGCAGCCGGTTCTTGGGGCACCCGCGGCGGAGCGGCGGTGCGCCAGCCTTCGCCGAGGTCCACGGCGGCTGCGGGCGGTGGCGGGGCTTCGGGGGGCGTCGGTACAGCGGTGGGGGCGGCTTCTGGCGGGAGGGGGGCTGGCGCCGGTGGCTCGCCAGGGACCGGTGGCGTTTCGGGGACTTCCGGTGCCGGGGCTGCCAGCCTTGGTCTGTTTGCGGCGGCCCTGGCTGCGTCGGCCCGCTCGCCTGCCGCGCGATAGGCTTCCTCGGCGTTTAGCCGTTCCTGGAGCGCGCGCCGCGTTGCCGACAGCGCGCCGACATCACTGAGTTGCCCGGCGGCGTGCATTCCCGCCAGCGTTCCAAGAAATGCCGATGTGCCGGCGGCGCCCAACTCGCCCAGGGCGCCCCAGTAGTCACCTTTCTGGTAGGCGTCGTAAGCCTCGGGAACTTCTTTGGTGATCTGGCGCGCCTGTAAGCCCGTGAAGAACGTCGAGAGGGCTGCATCCGCAGCTTTGCCTGCCGCCGCCATCTGCGCGCTTGAGGATGCCGCTGCCGCGCCCAAGCCGGCGCCGGTGACTGCCATCGCTGCCCCCGCGGGCGATATCATGCCGGCGGCAGGCTCGATGATGCCCTTCTGGATGATCTGGAAGGGGCCGACCATAATCTGGTTCAACTCTTTCACGGCGTCCTGAACGAAGGGCGGCGGCGAAAGTAGAAATTTCTGAAGGGTTTGAGCGGTGGTTTCCTCCGGGGGTGGCGTGTAGGTTCGCCCCCCTGGTCCAACATATGTCGGGGTCCCTGGCTTGCGAGCGTAGATGCCGAGGATGGGGGGCGCCTGTGGCGCAGGGGGGATCTCCCGTTCCTGGATCTGCGGCGATGGGGCGCCCGTTGGGCTGGGGCCTAGCTGTCCAGCCGCGGGGGGTTGCGCGGCAAAGTCCTGTCCTGGCCCGTACTGCGGTCCCGATTCTTCTTTGGCCGGCGCTCCTACCTTTTTGCCGTTGTACAAATCTACCCAGTTCGATCCATTCCACTTCGAGACGAGACTTCCCTGCTGATTGCGGCCATAACGGGTGGGAGGGGCGTAGGCCGAAGCTGGGGCCTGAATGTCTTGGTCTTGATCCCCGGTATCAGGTGATACCGCGGAGGGTGGAGGGGGAGGAACCGAGGGGGCCGGAGCGCGGACGGGAGGCGCCGGAGCGGCTGCCACAGTCCAGCCACCGCCCAGGTCCTGTGGCTGAGTTTGAGCGGGCGGGGGCGAGGGTGGTGTGGATTGTGTTGCGCCGGCAACGGTCCAGCCGCCACCGAGGTCTTGGTCTGCCATGGGGAGAATATCCGGCGATTGTCGGAGTGATTAACGGCTTATTGCACGAAGTAGGCGATACCGTCCTGCTTTTTCCAGGTGTGGCCATCGGGGCTGTTCACCGGCTGACCCTCCGGCATGTTGTCGATCACGGATTGCGGGGGCGCCGTCACGCCCATGAGGCTCGCCTTGCGCGCCTGGACCTGCTGGAGTTGCCCATTGATAAGTTGAAGCCGCCCCTGTATTTGTCCCCGCAACTGTGGGCTCAGTGGAGTCTTCGTTGGATTGCCGTTTTTATCGACGGCAAAGCCGCCGGTGAGCTTGGTTCCGATGTCGATCCGCTCCTGGTGCAGCCCGAACTCTTGTTTGCTGATAGCGTCCGTCTCCCGCAAGGTCTGTACCGGCGTGAGTCCGCCGGCGCCGGCGCGCGCCTTCTGGATGGCTATGCGCTGCCAGCCCTGCGCTTCCATGGTCTGCTCATGGGCTGCGGTTTGCGCCCTGGTGGCGGCGGTGGCCCCGCTGGTCACCTGCTGTTCGGACGTTTGCCCCATCTGCCTCAGTTGAGCCGGCGTCTGCTTCGGGTCCCAATCCTCAGGGTCGGGATAGCCGTACTTGGCCGCATCGCCGGGCGGCAACTGTGCCAGCTTGGCTTCGTAATCGTCGGCGTCGGTCGCTGTGGCCAGGATGGCCGTCTGGTTGGCGCGCACCGCCTGATCGGCCTGGGCCTGGACCTCGGGCAGTTTCGCCGCACTGATTTTCGCTGCCGATTCCGCAGCCGTTTGGCGCGCTTTGGCCGTGTTCGCCTGTTGTAGCTTGAGTGCCGCCGCCTACTGGCCGCTCAGGGTCTGCATCCCGAGTTGGTAGGCGTCCAACGTCTGAGAATCAGGTAACTCCGGATGCTGGCTGATGGTGGCAGAGTACTCCGAGGAGTTCAAAAGTCCGTCGGTGTAGGCTTGCTGGTTGAAGTTCTTCCAGTTGTTCTGCTGGTATTCGGGGGACTCGCTACGAAATGCCGCCAGCCTGCCAAGGTATTCATCGTGCCGCGCGTTGGTGGCCTTCAGCTCTTCCGTCGACGTCTTGGCGAGCTCCTGCCGGTGAGCGAGCACTTGCTTCTGGTATTCGGCGTACCCAGCGTAGGACAGACCTCCGCTGTTGAAGGCATCCTCTCCGGCCTTCATCAGGTCGATGGGGTGCGAGCCGTAAGCGGGTGCGCCGCCACCCGTGGCAGGAAGTTGCCGGTAGATGCCCTGATCTGTGCCCGTGCCCTTCGGGGCGTCGCGTTCGATGGCATCCGCGCCCGTACCCGGAGGGGCCTGCCGGTAAATGGCATCGTCCCCTGTTCCTTGGAACTGCCCGTCCGGCGTGGCCTGCGCCTGGCGCCGGAGAGCTTCGCCGATTGCTTGCTGGTCCTGCTGTGCCTGCTGAGCCTGGCGGACGCGAATCTGCGCTTCTTGAGCAGCCGCTTGCTGCTGCTGCTGCTGGTAGGGATAGAGAGTCTGCTGCTGCTGGGCCTGCTGCTGTTGGATGGCGCTCTGCTGCTGAAGAGCGCGCGCGGACAGCATCTGGCTGTACATCTGCATCGGATTTTCGATGGGAGCCGGGCGTCCCGCGAGGATGATGTTGGGATCGAGTGGCATGGTGGTTTATCCCATGGTCCCTTCACCGCTGTACGGAGAGTAACCAGAAACGGCGTAAGGGTTGTAGCTTCCCCCACCGTAGAGACCATAGGGGTTCTGCATCGCACTGAGCCCGTACATCTGCGCCGCGTTGGTCACGCCGCCGATGGCATTCTGCCAGGCATTACCCGAGCCAATCTGTCCGGCTGAGGTGGCATTGGCCGCGCCCAAATAAGCGTTGCCGGCGGCTTCCGCGCCTGTCAGTCCGACATTGCCGATGTACTGGTTGCCCTGCATGGCGGTGTTGGCAAGCTGGCTCCCGACGCCAAGCTGAGCGTTGGAGAGCATCTGCGCGCCTTGCATCGAGGTATTCGACAACAGGCCCGCGCCCTGCATGGCCTGGCCGCCGATGAGACCCGCGCCTTGCATAGCCGTCTGGGCCCCGAGGCTCGCGCCCTGCATCTGCGCGCTGGTGCCGAGTCCGGCAATTTGACCGGCCTGGTTGCCGTAATTGCCGCCCGCGCTGACCATTTGCGAGTTGGCGTTCTGGCCGTAGTTGGCCAGAGCGGAGAGACCCTGAAGCTGGTTGCCGTAGTTGGTCTGGTAGGTTTGCAGCGCTTGGTTGTAGGCGTTGTTGTAGGTGGTTCCGGCGAGACCCTGCGAGTAGTTCTCGATGGCTTTGAGGTTGCTGCCCGATTGCAGCATTCCTGCAGCCGCGGCCTGGGATTGGAGCGCCTGGTTGCCTTGCTGCAACTGAAACTGGTAGCCGGGGGTGTTCTGAAGATTCTGCGGATTGAACGAGAATTGCTGAGAGCCCTGGCCGCCAGGGGCCATGAAATTCTGAAGCTGCTGGACGCCCTGCGTGCCGGCTTGCTGATAGGGCTGAATGCCGCCGGTGAGTTGGTTGTAGATTCCGGCCTGCTGCTGTTGCGCTCCGGTGAGGTACTGGCCTGCGCCCTGTACTCCGCCCGCGATATACTGCCCCGCGCCTTGCATCCCCTCTGCCGCCGCTTGCTGCGCTTGCTGCACGGCTGGGGAGATGGCTCCCTGGGCTTGCAGAACTCCGGCGCCGATGGCCTGGTTTGCGCCGTAGAGTCCCTGATTGAGCGCCTGGTTGGCCTGCGTAATGCCGGCATAGCCGGCATTGATGGCGCCGCCCGTCGCCTGGTTGATCGAGCCGGCCACGGCTTGGCCGGCAGCGGCCTGGGTCTTGGCGGCGCTCTTGGCGGAACTCGATCCGATCAGGCCGCTGATGATGCTCCCGCCGGCCATGATGCCTGCGGCTAAAAGTGGCATGGTCTATACTCCTGGGCGGGTGATGCCGAAAAGGATCTGGTCATGGTTCTGCCCGTCTTTCCTGTAACTCTTCTCGTTCAGCCCGTACTGCCTCAGCCCCGCTCTCCTGGCGAAGCGTTGGGCCACGCGGTTGAAACTCGGCATGTTGGTCACGATGCGCACGATTTTGGTCCGCTGCCACAGCCACTCGAAGAGCGCTTTCATGGCTTCGAGCGCCTTTCCGTTCAGGCGCATGACCGTGTGCAACTCCCAGCAGATTCCGGTCTGCGGCGCCAGGCGGAAGAATCCCATCAGGTCGCCGTCGGGGTCGCGCGCCAGGACATACCAGAGATCCGGATGCTCGATGATCGACGCCTCCTCGAGTGATGGCGAGAAGTCGTCGGAGATCCAGTAGTAAAGTTCCGCGTGCCCCCGCAACAGAGCAGTGAGCAGACGATAATCCGTGGTCCGTTCGAGTTGGATGGTGCCCATGGCTATACTGAAGAAATGAACCGCCGCGGATTCTTCGCCGTGCTTGCCGGCGTGGCTGCTACTGCGGTGCTTGATCCCGAAAGGCTTTTATGGGTGCCAGGCAAGAAGCTGATCTCGATTCCGAGACCTCGGCTTACGATTGCGTTCGAGGGTTTCCAGAAAAACACCCGCGAAGAATGGGCCATTGGTCCCGACGGGAGGGTGCTTGGTTACTCCTTCGACTACGGGGACGGTGTGCTCCGGCGAATCAGGGACTCCTACTGGATTGGGAAATCGCCGCCTTTCGTGCCGATGCCGCAGCCTACGCCTCTACACTTCTTCTCCCGGGGTCAGTACACGAAGTTCTCGACGCTGCCCTCGGCCAAGCCGTCACCCGCTGTCAAGCAGGTATAGGGTTGCGCATCAAGCGATCCGACAAACTCCGCCGCTGCCTGGCCATCGCATTCGAAGCTGCCGCTGAGGTAAGGCGCCGCGTCCCACGCAGCCGTGGCCCTTCCGTGGGCCGAGAATTCGCCAGTGGTTTCTCGGGCTGCATTCCACTCCGCAGTCCCCACGCCGAGAGCCCGAAAGACCTCCGATCCGACACTGGCGCCCGCGGTCCACGTCGCCGTTGCCTTCGCCGCCGCGCGGAAGTTTCCGAGCCACTGGGCCCCTGAAGGCGGTGCGATCGCCACCCATCGCCGTAACGGAACGGTGAGGGAGGTGTACGGCCGCTCCCAGAGCTGCTGCATCTCTGAAGGCGAGAGAGCGCGGCCCCACAAGTAGGCCGCGTAGAGCCGGACGTTCCAGCACTGGTTGACTCCCGAAGCCTCTCCGCCCAACAGAAGCGCATAGGAGCCCGTTACCAGCGGCCAATTGATCGTGCTGCTGGCGACCCTCTGGCCGTTGACGTAGGCTATCAGCGTCGCTCCGTCGTAAGTGAACCCGATCAGCGCCGGAGACGGAGGAACACTGAACGTGAGATACTGCTGGCCTGCTGCTGTGTCGATCCAGACGCCCAGGTAAGGCGTGTAATTGGGAGCGGGACCGCGCGCGCCGTAGATGCCCCAATCGCCCGAAGCCACGGGGCTGCCGTAATAGCACGAGGTGATTGTGCCCCTTGCGAACAGAAGCGGCCCGAACTCGAGATCACCCGGAACGTCACATACTACCGCCGCACTCACCGAGCCGGGACAAGCAAGCACCGCCCCGGCACCGAAGGACCAGGCGTTGTCACTGGAAGGATAGTAGGCCCACGGCCCGAAGCCATCCGCGCCGCGAGCAGGAGAGTATCCTCCTTGGAGAAAAGCGGCCACCAAGCCTACCGCGTTCCACAAATTCCGACCGCCGCCCTCGTTGATGAGTGCCGCGATGCGCAGATCCTTGGCGAGTGGCGCGCCCCCCTCAATCTGGGTACCAACCGGCGGCTTTTCCCAACGGCCTAGGCGGCGCGGGATCAGCCGGTAACCGTACTGCCCGGAGACGAGGCTGAGGCTCGACTTCCCCGCAGCGCTGAAGACGCCGCTGCGCTGGCCGCTCCCGTCCAGTTCCGTGATCGCGCTCGAGCCGGCGGCCGCGAACTGGCCGAACTGCACCCTCGCGCCAAGGGCCGACGTCGCCGCGGCGCCCGCGGCGGCGACCTTCCCGCTGCACACGTGGGCGCCGGCGAGCGAAACCGCTGCCGAACCGGCCGCCGCGAAGGAACTGCCCGAGATCGGGGGCACCACCGGCACTTGGAACGTGCCGAGGATGAATTCGCCGAGGTTGGCGTTCAGGTCTCCGAGTATGCCGGTCGGAGTGAAGGCGGCAGGAGGTTCGACGAACTGAAAGGCCGCGGTCCCAACACCGGAGGCGATAAATACATTCTCAATCGCCTCGTAGGTTCCGAGGACCAATTCACCCAGGTTGGCGCCGAGGTCCCCAAGTATGCCGGTCGGAGTGAAGGCCATGACATGCTACGTGCCTTGCAGCCAGTGGAAGCAGTAAAGCGTTCCCGCGATCGCCGCGTTGTTGCTGTCCACTTCGAGTCCAAACTGGTCTGGACTGGCCAAAAATGCCGTACGGCTCGCTTGCCAGATCTGCGACCAATTCACCCCGTCCCGGGAGAGCGACCAGGTGAAGTTTGCGCCGTCGTCACGGAGCTTGAAGAAGACTGGACAGGTGACAGCGTTCTCTGCAAATGGGGTTGAGCTGTAGTTGGTGGGTGAATTATAGTAATCGACGCTGAAGCCCAGGGCGCCGTTGGAGCTGTTCGTGAGGAGCGCAATGGTGATAAGTTTGCCTGATCCGCTGTCGCGCACCACCAGGCCGCCCGAACAGTAATTGACGGCGAAGAATTGGGGCAGAAGCCCGACTACGATCGACCACGGCGTGGTGGGCAGCGCCTTCAGCAGCATCCTCTTGTTGTCACCGGCCCCAATGGGGGCCTGGACGTACAGGCCCCCGGAGGTATTGTTGGCAGTCGAGGCGCCTTGATTCACCCAACTGAAAGCCGAAACCAAAGGGGGAATGGTGACCGGGTATCCCTGAAAGAAAGCATTCCAAGCCGAGCCGTTCCAGAGGAATTCATAGGGCGCGTCACTCGACCTGTAGCACGCTCCAGCTCGCGGCCCCGCCGCGGGCAGACTGGCATAGGCGCCGCTCTGTGACATATCGGCGAGGACCTGTGCCAGCGTGCCTGCCGTGAGGATGCAGTACACATTCGCGCCCGAGGAATGGTTGGCGGCGCTCGATCCCTCCTGGGCGCCGGCTACCGTGAGCGTGCAAGGCCCCGATCCGGCGATGGCACTGACCAAGAAGAACTCGGAATCCACCAGGATGATGAAATCGCCAGCGCTCGGGAGGTTGGCGACAGACCCCACGGACATGCTCGATGCCCCGGACGTGTACGAACTGGAAAGCGTGGTCGCCGGGTTGGCTGAGTTGACGAATTGCCGATATGCCATGATCTATACCGCCTGGTTGTAGACTCCCTGATACCACGCCGAACCGACCGAACCGTCCAGCGCCGCTCCGGTCAGGTTCTCGATCACGATCCCCCAGTGGTCTGGCAGAATCCCCCCGAACGCCGCAGCCACGGAGAACGGCGGCGAAACGTAGGTCGTCGAATTGGCCACCACGTTGACGACGCCGATCAGCCGCATGTTGGGTGGAGTCGTCAGTGTGATGGAAGCGTCGGACCCCGAAGCGCCGTCCGAGTAATCGCTGCCCGAGTCCGCGGTGCCGTAGGCGTAGATGTTCACGCAGCCGGTCGAGGACACCCCGGAGCCGCCGGCCTTGACCTTGAGCTGCACCAGCGCATCCAGGAACAGGTCGCTGGTGTTGTCCACCGCGGCCGATTGCCGCTGGCCGTTGTTGGCCAGGCTGGTGAAGGTGCAGGTGATCGCCTGGTTCGAGGCACCATATTGAGATTTAATGGAGGCCATCTACGTCAACTTTCCGTAAATGTCCCATTTCCGCTGTTCACCTTGAAGCCGTCGCCGTTGTTGACCGTCTTGGGCGAAGAGAGCGGACCCCAATACCCGAGATGTCCGCTAGTCAGCGCGTCGAAGAAGCCGATGCCCTGGACGGTGCCCCAATCGCCGCCACTGGCCGTTCCGAAGTCGATGGCCGCGCCGGTCTGCTGTGTAGCCACGTGGTTTGAGACCGCCGCCGCGGGGAAGTTCGAGGTGTTGTTGACGACGGGGATGCGCGCATACCCGTAGCCCGAGACTTCGACCAAGCCGGAGCCGTCGTCGTCGCTCGGCATGGTGGTAAACAGGGCTGCGTACCAGGTGCTGGGGACTGAGGGAGCGGTTGCTCCGAACCACATATCGAGGGTTTGGAGGGCGAAGGTGTTGCCTTTTCCGGTTGTGAGTGCCATTTGCGAATTTCCTTAGACCGAGTAGGGGATGTTCGTTGCGGAATCGCCGCCGCCTGGATTCACGTAGGCGGTTGCGATGGTGAGCGTGATCCGACCTGGAGATACCGCAGAGACAAGGTAGCCGACGGCGGGCGATCCCAGTGCAATAATCCTCCCAGCCATAGCCATATCGAACAGATCGCCGCTGACCCAGTCCACCTCGAAGGAACTGACGTTGACCACCCCCGACCAGGTGGGCTGAGGCGGGGGAGCCGGCGTCACTTCTGCAAACACGGAAAACGGCCCCACGCTGACGCTGTACCATCCGCTGGAGTAGTTCGCCGTAAAACCTGCCGGGTCCGCCGGGCCCAGGGACACAGTAGCGCCCGTCACGCCAAGCACCAAGAATAAGCCCAGGTCGTTTGTACAACTGCCCAAGCCGAGCAGGAGCCCCACGGAGTCCAGAGACAGGTACTTTCCGACCCAGGACGAATCGACGGCTAGGTCGGCCACACTCAAGATGCCGGTGGACGCGTCGTAGTAGCCCGTCCCGTTCCAATCAATCCCGCCTCCCCACGGAGGCGTAGGGGTACTCACAGGCGTGCCTGGCCCTGGCGCCGGCGCCACGACGACCTCGGCGCCCTCAACCATGAAGACTGTCGCGATGGCGCCGTCGGCTTGCGCGAATCTGGATTTGAACTTCAGATCCCCCTGGTCCACTTCCGCGCCAACGCCTTGATAGCTGGTGTCGATGAAGGCGTCCCAGAGATACCCCACGATCCGGGAATCGTCCGGATGATCGCCATCGAGCGGAGTGCAGGGCATCATCACCAGGGGCGGCACCAGCAGGCTCTTCTCTTCGCGGGTCTGAAGGTTATTGGCGCCGCCGCTGCCCTTCTGGTAGTGATAGTAAGCGAACGAGAAGCCGTGCTGCCCCCACCCGGCCCCAATCACCTCTTTGGCGTTCACGAGGGTGTTGGCGTTGGCGAAGGCGTTCCCGATTCCCAGCGTGTCCGGGCAGTGCAGCCCGGTGAGGATGAACCCCACCCCCTTGATGTCGGTGAGAGCTTGAGGAACGTAGAGACTGCCGCAAAACAGGAACAGGTTGAAGACGTAAATATCGCCCCAATGGTACGGAGACTTGCCGGCGAACATCGCCGAGTAGTTATTGGCGAAAACTCCCCATTCCCCCCAGCCGGCATTGAACTGAAAGGGCGTCATCCCGTCCACCTGGACGTTGATATAGAGGCTGCCGGGAATCAGACCGGTGCCGTACCAGATCGGCGGGGGATATACGGTCCCACCTCCGGTTGCGATTTGCAGCACGGTACGTGTGGCGTTGGCGCTGGTGGTGTCGAGGTCCTGCTGTGAGCTTGATTGGAGGATCGATCCGCCGCCGTAAGAGAGTCCCGAGCCACTGTACCAGGAGGCCAAACCGACGCTCCCGACCGCGATGCCGTTGCCCAGTGTGCCCAGGAGGCTCGCGGTCATCTGAAACTGATAACCGGTGAGCGTCGGAACAATCTGAACAGTGAATCCGAAGGCCGCCAGCGCCGCCGCCAAGATCTGGGCGCTCTCGTACTGCGTGGTCCCAGGCGCCAGATTGATCCAACCGGCTACCGGGGGAAATTTGTCCGTCGTCCAGCGGATTCCCTTTCCGTGGACAGAACAGATGGCGACGTTGGTCCCGTCCACATCGTAGCCGTCGACGGGATTACCACAGGGCATCCCGAAGGGAGCATTCACCCAGGCAATCGCGTTCACCCATCCGGTCTGGGTCCAGCCGCCCGCAGTCAGGGTGCTCGTGATTAGGTCCACCGCGACGCTGCAATCGCCGGGGCCCGTCTCGAAGGTGCCGCGGGCCTGATTGACTGCCTGATGGAGCAGATCCGTGAAGGCCATTCAGTACGCCACGTTGATCGCGGTTCCCGAGGGCGGGGCCGGCGATGTTCCCTTTAAGATCCACAGGGAGCCGAAGAAATCCTGATCGGTGTAGTTGATCCAGTCGTATCCGTCCCAGCTCTCTGCTGTGTCCATGTCGTACTTCTTGCTCCGGCACATGGCGTCATACACCTGGCCGCGGATCTTGACCCCCGAATCGGCCGTATCGCCCCAGGCCACGAATGCCGGGTACAGGATCGGGACTCCGTCCACCCAGACCGGCTTGGCGCTGTTGGCGAAGGTGAGCCCGTCGTCATCGTCCGCCCCAGAGGAAATCCGCAGAATCTGCGGGATGCCGATCTGATCGCGGCTCCCCGAAACCACCGTGCCGTTGTAGCAGCCGCACTGCGCCCAGCCGAGTTGCGAGCCGACGTTCAGGTTCACGCGCGGACACTCGCTGTAATCCCACAGGCTGGTGAACCCGCCCACCATATCGCCCATCGACCACCAAACCTCGGTGACCGGCGGGTTGCCGAAGCCGCAGCCGGAATCCATGAAGGGGATTCCGACGCAGCAGGAACTGCCGGCGATATTGTGGTTCACGCCTGGCCGCGAGATGAAGAACCCGGCCGGGTTGGCCGCAATCTGGTAGGTGCATCCCGCCTGATAGTCGAGCGTGTGGGCAAAACCCACTGCGGTGGATCCCAGGATGGCGCTCCGGAGTTGCACCTGGACCGGATTGCGCCCGAACATGCCAGCGAACCAAGAGATCTCGACCCAAACGAGGTAGCCCTGCGGGCTGGCCCCGCGCAGGCGCTGCCCATTGGTGATGTTGGCCTTCCAGGTCCAGTTGGCCGCTTTGAGCGCCGCGATGAGTTGATTCGCCAAGTCTGCCTGCGAGGCCGGCGAGAGCACGCGGTACACGTTCGGGCCACCGCTCACCGCGTACTGCGGGACCGGCGTCAGGGGATAGTTGGCCGGCATGGATCGCTTCCGCCGGGCGTGGGGGCTAACTGAATACTTTCGCTTGCGTGGCCCGAGCCAGCAACGCGGCCATGACTAAAAGCATCGAAAACATAAAACTCCTCTTTCCGCCCGTTTGCGCCGGGCGCGCGCGTTGGCGTCAGCGCAACTCTGAATAATTCTGGTTGATCCCGTCGACGTAGGCGATGGTGTCTTCGGCATGGGCACCGGTCACGACAGTGAGGCCGCGCGCCACGATCCACCACACGGTCGAGCCTTCGATCTTCGAGGCGCGCTGAACATTGGCGGGCCCAGCATTGTAACTCGCGAACATGAGCTCGCGGTGATCGGTGGCACCCGCCCAACGGTCCCACAGTTGGCGGTCGTACTTGATGCCCCCCTGGATGTTGCTCTCTGCGTCGAACGGATCCACCCTGAGGAGCTCGGCCGTCCGGGGCAGTAGCTGCATGACGCCGATCTCGCCCTCGGAGCCGAGAGCGGCCTGGTTCAGCCCGCTCTCCGCGATTCCCTGCGCTTTCCACCAGCGCCAGTCCTGCCAGGGAAGATAGAACTCTCCCCAGTGCTTGAACGCCAGATCGTAGCGCGGGTTCGCCTGGGCACCGCTAAGCCAGGGCAACGGCCACAGCAAGCAGACCAAGCAGAAGAGCGATAGCTTTCGGGTCATTTTTGAGAACCGTCGCGGTGTCGAAACGCCCCAGGAAACCGCGGTCTATCACCTCGTAGGAAATCAGCAGCAGGACGATGAAGATGACCTTACGGAGAATGGCTATACCCATTTCCATTACGTCTTACCCCCTGTTTCGGACGGCGGCGAAGCGGCGGTGTTCGGTTTGCCTCCGTCGCCCCTCATCGCTGCGAAGATTACCGCCGTGGCGCCGACGATCAACTCGTCAGACTTCGGCATACCCATCTTCCACATGCCCGCTCCGATGAAGATCAGCAGGACGCAAATGAGGATGTGGCCGCCGGGGGTATCGATGAGCTGGATGAAGTTTCGCATGTGGGCCCGCTCTTTCAGTTGCTCCCCGGCGTTTCCGGCGGCGAGAGATGCGATGGCGAGAGGTCGATGCGCTCGAACATCTGCCGCCACGCGAAGGCTTCACGCAGCGCCATATTGAGCGTCATCTGGAGATTGGATACGACCTCCACAGCAGGCAACAGGGCTTGCGCCAGGGTCTTCATGAGATCCGCGGCGTCTGTAGATGCTTCCGCGAGCGCCGCGTGAATGGCCCCTGTCAGAATGGCTGCCTCCTGGTCCTCCAGCACTACCCCGCGCGCCTGGGCGTCGGCCAGGGCGGTCGCAAGCGTGGCGGCCAGTTTCTGCTCGTCAATAACGTTCATGGCCGCCGCCCTCCCGTCACTTTCTTGACCATCTTCGCCGCCACCTTTTTTGTAGCCTTGGCGGCGGCCCGCGCCCGCTGGATGGTAGTCTTGATCTCCAAGGCGTTGATCGCTATCGTCGTGACCGCCGCCACTGTCACGAGGTTGATCTTGGCAGCGGCAGCGGTTGCCAGTAGGACCGTGATGGCAACGGCCCGCCGCATCACATGAGCTTGGCGGCGGTGACCGCGAGTTGGACCACCGTATTGAGCACCGATATGGCGGCGTCTGGCGCGTGGTTCTTTTGCAGAATCTCCGTGGCCAGATTCAACAGTACATTGCCAACGTTCTGCCCGGATTCGAGCGCCGTGATTGTGGGGAGGCCGTACTTTGTAGCGATGGCGTTGATCTCGGCCATGCTCCGGTTCGGTGCCAGGGTATTGATTTCCTGCACGATGGTGAGGGCGATAGGCAACAGAGTAGCGATCTGAGCCTCCAGTGCCTTCGCTTTGGGCGAGGTGAACCACCCCGCGATTCGCTGAAATAGGTCGTGTAGCCAATGCATGAGAGATCCTTTCGTCAGTTTGGGATTGTGCCCGTTTCCGCCGGGCGAAGCGGCTAACTTATGGGGTCGATGCTGAGGTAGCTCCACAACGGAGTATCCGCGTCCAGCCCCGTCCGCCGGGCGGTTTCCCGGATGTAGTTCTCGGTGTCGTTTCCATCCGACGCTGGCGCCCAGGCTGTGATAAGCTGGCGCAGGGTCCAGCCCCGCGCGATGTCGAGAGCGATCTCGTGATACAGGCCAGCGATCCCCTCGGGGAGGGACCCCGCCACCCAGAAGCCTCGCCTAATCACCGGCTGGGCGCGCCAGGGAGCCGCGCGCAGATCCCCCGGGTTATTGTTCCGGCTGGGAAGAGACCCAGCGACGAAGAAACCTTCCCCGGTGGCGATCGCCGACGCTAATCTGGAAATTACGTTATCCATTTACGCCACCTGCCACAGAACCGAGGCCACGCCCTCCGCCTCGAACTCGACACTTGGCGTCCACAACACCGTGAACGACGCCACGCCGTAGGCGTCCATCTGGCCGTCGGATGCTGTGACGTCCCAGGTAAGCACGGCTTTGTCGGGCAGCGTCGGCGTGGTGAAGATGTTGAAGGAGACCACCGAATCGGGCGACGTGGCCAGCGGGATGCTGAAGGTGCCAACCGTGGCGCCGTTCACCTTGACCCGCAGCGTCAGATCTGCGGTGATCGACTTCCGAAGCACCCCGGTCACCAGATAGACCGTGTTGCTTCTGCCGTTCAGGGTGCCGTAGACCGTCACGTGATCGGCGATGTCGTCCCCTACGGTGGTGTCCTTCAGCAGGATCGTCCGTTGGAATGGACCGATCTGGCCGCCGGCTTTCCTGATCGCCTGCTGCTGTAGCGAGACCTGCGAGACGGCAGCCTTGACCGCTCCGGAGAATATGCGCTCCCAGAAGATGATCCAGGTCCGGCTGAGCTTGCCCAATACGGACGGGTCGAAGGCCGCCGTACCTTCCCACATGGCGGTGTCGGTGGGAACCCGTGGGATGGTGGTCGGTTTTGGCGTGGCCATGGCGTAAACTGGGAAGCATGAGACTCAACCGGCGCGGCTTCTTTGGACTGGTCGCTGCGGCTCTTCTCGGGCCGAAGATCATGCCGCCGAGGGGGGCTCCTATCCGTTTCCTCCGCCGTTGGGACACGCGCGAAGGCTGGCGGTTGGTGGTGGATCTTCAGCGCTCTTTCAATCGCCGCAATTCAATGCTCGCCGAGACCATCTCCCTGTCTTCGCGCATCCTCTTTTAACTCGTCCCCTGCGTGCTCCTTAGATACGCATTGATGAGCGCCACCTTCTCGGTATCCGTGATGGTGAGCCGAAAGATGCGATCGCGCCAACACCCAAGCCGATCCACAATCATTCTCTGCGCGTACGGGCTGGTCGTCGGTCCCGTAGGATACGCGCCGGCGACCGTCGATAACCGGCCGTGGTGCTCGCTGCCGTAGGTGTGGCCCCGGTCGTTCGACCAGGCCAGTGTGGGAGCGAGCGCGGCGTTGCCCACTTCCATTTCAAACTCGATCTGGTGGCCGAAGGTCCGCAGATTCTCCGTGCACAGGTGCGGACATGTCCGAATCCTGGTGATCGGTGTATCCCCGTCGGTGTACGTCCCCAGGTCCTGCTGCCAGATCTCCCCGGTCTCAAAGTCGCCCACCAGGTGCGTCTCGAAGGCGAAGGCGTGGCAGATCTGTCTCTGCCGCCCTGAAGAGCCGTTATAAGCGCGCTCGTGCCAGATCGGCTGGCCGCACTGGTCCGAGGCGGTGGCATCCCACACCCAGGTGGCATTGCCAAGGAGGAAATTAATCACCCAAAAGTCGTGCCCGTCCTCGCTGTAGGCGTAGGCTTCCGCATCGGTGATGGTAGGATACTGCGCCCAGGCTTCCTCGACCGCATGGGTCGAGATCCGGCTCGGCTGATAACCGGAGGCGAAGATGGCCGAGCCGCGACCTCTCACGTCCTGCACAATCCAAGCTACCCCGTGGTGGATGGGGCAGGCGGACCAGGGCGCGGAGATGCCAATCTCCATAGTGCCCGAGGGGTCTTTCTCGAAGGCGAATCCGTTGAAGCCGTTGCCGGTGTTGCGCCACACCTCGCCGGTCAGTTCGCCGAAGAGGTATAGCTCCTCGTGATCCGCGACGATTGCCAGCAGCCGATCCGGTGCACCCGACTTGGCGAAGGATTGCAGTACATCCCACAAGGCCGTCGAGCCGTCCAGCGGATTGGAAATTTGCAGCGTGTTGGTGTCCGGCACCATGGCCACAAAGTAGCCATCGACGTAGGCGCCCATGCGCGCCAGCACGTAACTCCCATCAGAGGAGTACGTCGGCCGTTTCAGGTAGACCGGCCCACTGCCGCCAATATCGTAGTAGGTCGCATCGCCCGAGACGATCCACAACACCGTGCCGTTGGCGAACATGCGCACGGGCAGGTATCCGCCATTGTCCGCATCGAGGGTTCCGCGAACGGACTTCACCTGGCCGTTCGAGTTCATCTCGTATAGCGTCGTGGTCGGTCCATTGCCACCCGCCGCGAACAGCCGGCCATCGCCCGCCCATAGCCCGCGAACCGGAGCGACCGGCAGCGTGCCCCAACGCTTCAGCCCGGGTGTCCCGTAGAGCGCGAACTTATTCTTCGCCTGGCCGCTCTCCAGGACCTCCAGGTACATATTCAGGCAGCGCTGCGCGTCGGCATTGACCGAGAGCGAGGTATATGAGGGGCCAATGAAGCCGGGGAGAATCATAGGCTAGAGCATGTCTCCCGTCAACCGATTGAACGCTCCAGCGCGCGAGGAGCCGAACGGCATCACACCGGCGTCGCACTCCATCAACGGAGTCTGGTCATTCAGCCGTTGAATCATCGCCAGGGATTCCGAGGCCAGGGCCACCACGTCCTGGCGCAGGGGCTTCTGCCATTCCGAGGAGAGCCGCACGGCCAGGTTGTAGGCCACCGCGTCGAGATACCCCGGCGGCATGTCGAAGGTCTGGGAGCCGGAGCTGAAACTCCCCGCCAGCGCTTGGAAGGTGAATAGCTCGAGCTGGTAGGCCAGCGTCGGCATGGGCCAGAGGTACAGCGTGCCCAATGGGTACGTTGGATCGTAGAAAAGCTGAATGGGAATGACGGATTGAACCGTTTGCAGCTTGATGGCCGCCCATCCCTGGGAGTTGAGAATCTGAAGCGGCTTGCGCAGCGGCTGCTGTGGATTGGACAGGATGATGAGGTTCGCCCGATCGATCCTCACCGGCCGAGCCGCCGTGAAGTCGCCCGAGGAAGGGCCAATCGTGTAGCTCTGCTTGCTGGGCGTCAGATCGTACTGCGCGATGAAGACGGTGAACAGGTTCAACTCGTCGGTGGCCCAGCCCTCGAGCATGGCGTTGAGCACCACCAGCGCGTCGATTATGTCGGAAGTGGAAGGCTGGAAGCCGCGGCGCAGCACGCCGATCATGCGGAAGGAGCGGCGCAGGAGGTCGTTGATGGTTATCTGCATGGTCGAATGTCTCGCTGGCGGTTGAATCGAGCCACGACAGCCTGACGGACCGGGCTCTCCTGGAATCGGACCGGACACCAGCCTCGGTGCCGGGCGTCTTGACCGCACTCGCAGCGCCGCGGCCCGAGCGTGCGCGCGATTTTCCTTGCCGTCATCTGAGCTATTCCGGCAATTCGAGCCGCCTGCCTGATGCTCCGCCCGGCCAGCAGAACAGTCTTCGCTGCCACCAACTTTTCATCGGCGAGATACATGCCGGGGAGGAGATACCTCCGTTTTTCATTGACTGTCCTCAGACAGATATTGCACAGCAGTCGCTGGTGCCCGCGCCGGTCCTTGCCCGCCTTCACCAGGCCGCCGTTCCCGCAGGATGGGCAGAGCGGCGCGTACTGATATTGGCTGGGCCGCTGCGCTACGGGGACGATCCATTCGCCATCGCGCATCAAAACGCGCGGAGCCTTTGGCCCATCTCTTAGCTCGACGAGCGGGTTGGAGATCATGCGGCGGCGTTCTTGCGAATACGCGCGAGTGCGGCCAGCTCGCGCAGGGTGAGAGCCTTCTCCAGCGGGGCCGCAGCTAGGGGCGGCCGTAGGGGTCCTCGCAGTAGCCGGGGTGCCGAGAAGGCCGCCAGGGCGGTCTGGTAGCGATCCATCCGGTGTGCCAGGTCGGCGGTCATGGAGCACCTCTACTGCTGCTGCTGAGGTGGCGGCCCCTGGGGCGCCGGTGGAAGTGGAGGCCGGGCCGGCGTTTCTGTGGCCACCGCCAAGTTGATGGCCCGAAGCTCCTGCTTGGCCCCGGCGGCGATTTGCGCCACCGTGGGATCGAGTGGCCGGTTGAATGCTGGCGCCAGGTCTACCGCCAGGTTGAAGATGAGCGCCTTGGCATAGCCCGGCGGAAAACTCAGCGTGTCCCCCAGCGCGAGCGTATCGATCAATTGCGCCCAGACGAGCAAGTAGACGGTGGAGTTGGCGTCGGTGGGAATTGGCCAGAAACTCAGCGAGGTCCACCCGCTGGCGTCGTAGGAATTGTCGTTGTAGAGAAGGGTAGGGAGAATGTCGGTCATGCTGGGGGAGAGGATCTTGCCCCAGGTGGCGGCGTCCACCACGGTGAGCGCCGTTCTTAGGGACGCGCGCAGGATGCTGGCGCTCTCGATGCGCACCGGTCGCGGGCTATTGAACTCCGCCAGCTTGCCCATTTTGTACGACTGCTTGGCCGGGGTCAGGGCGCTCGTGAACTCCGTGAGCGTGAAGACGTGCAGCCCCTGGACGTTCCAATTCTCCAGCAGGGTGTTGAGTATCGCAAGCGCGTAGGCGGAGTCCGCTGTCGAAGGCGTATAGCCGGGTCTCTGGACGCCGAGGAGGGTGAGGGCTTCGTTGATGAGATCGGAGGCTAGCATGGGGATTTCCTACTGCTGCGGAATAGGGGGCGCCGGCGCCGGACCGGGAGGCCCGGGTTGCATTGGCGGCCGGGCTTCCAGTTCCGCGGCCACGGCCGCATTGATGGCGCGCAACTCTTGCTTCGAGGCCGCGGCGATCTGCGCCACGGTCGGGGTTATGGGGCGCCCGAAGGCGTCGGCCAGGTCCACCGCCAAGTTGTACTCGATGGCCTTGAGATAGCCCGGCGGGAAGCTCACGGTATCGCCGATGGCAAAGCCATCGCCCAACTGGGCCCACACGAACAGGTCCGCGGTGCAATTGTTGTCGTTGGGGATGGGCAAAAAACTGAGCGACGTGCAGCCGCCGATGTCAAAGCTGTTGTCGTTGTAGAGCAGTTGGGGCAGGATGTCCGCTGCGCTGCGTGAAAGCAGGGAGGCCCACTCCCGCGCGCTGAGCAGCTTCAGAGGCGTGTAGACACCCCCGCGGATGATGTTGGCGCTCTCGATGCGCACGGGCCGCGCCGTCGGGAAGTCGCCCGCTGTCCCCATCGTGTATTTCTGCTGCGACGCCGTGAGTGCGTGCTGGTAATTCGCCAAGGTGAAGACGTGCAGCCCCTGGACGTTCCAGTTCTCCAGAAGGGTATTGAGCATGTGGAGCGCGTAGGTCTGGTCCGGAGCCGAGGGCGTCGACCCTGGTCTCATCACGCCTAGAATGGTCAACACGTCGTTGATGATGTCGGAGGCGAGCATGGGGTGGTTTTCCTGCTACTGCTGCGGATTCGGTGGCGCCACCGGCGCCGGCGGAGGCTGTAAGGGCGGCCGGGCTTCGGTTTCCGTGGCCACGGCGATATTGATGGCGCGGAGTTGTTGCAGGGCGAGAGCGGCGCTTTGCGCCACCGTGGGATCGAGCGGCCGGCCGAATGCCGGCGCCAGATCCACCGCCAGATTGTATTGGATGGCTTTGAGATACCCCGGCGGGAAACTCACTGTGTCGCCCAGGGCGAAGCCGTCGCCCAACTGCGCCCAGACGAACAGATCAGCGGTAGAGGCACCATCGTTCGGAATTGGCCAAAATCTGAGCGTGGTGCAGCCGTTGGCGTCGAACGAGTTGTCGTTATACAGAACGGTTTGCAGAGCGTCTGAGGCGCTGCGGGAGAGGATCGCCGCCCATCCGGCGGCATCCACCATCCTGAGCGGTCTGGTGACCCCCGCGCGCAGCGTATTGGCGCGCTCGATGCGCACGGGCCGGGTGGTGTTGAAATCCCCGTTCGGCCCCATCGTGTACGCCTGCTTCGCCGTGGTGAGGACGTTCTGAAAGTTGGTGATGGTGAAGATTTGCAGGCCCTGGACGTTCCAGTTCTCGAGAAGGGTATTGAGGACCGCGAGGGCGTAGGTGTAGTCCTCGGTGGCCGGCGTTTCACCCGCCGCCAGCACGCCCAGGATGGTCAGGGCGGTGTTGATAATGTCCGATGCCAACATGGGCTACTTCCTCTTTTTGGGCTTGGCCGCGGGCGGCTGTAGATCGGCGATCTGCTCGTCGCGGTCGGCCAGGTCCTCGCGCGACTGTTGCTCCATGTTGGCGAGCTCCTGGGTGGTCTCCGCGTGGGCCGCCACCTCTTCGTTGAGTGCCGTCAGGAGCCGCTCGTTCTGCTCATCGGTCTTCTGCTGCGTGCCCGCCGGCTGTGGCGGAAACGGTGTCGGGGACCACTCCTCGCCGAGACCGTCCGCCTGTTCCTGGCTGTGGACGAGCATACTGCGCCCGTCCGGGTGGTAGCGCGCCGCAGGGAATGGCCGGAACACGTAGGGCAGGCTGGTGATATGCTTCACCGGGGGTACGCTTTTGGCGCGGGGATAGTTGGACTGTTGTTCGGACATGGGTTGATTGGTCTCCTGGGTTAGGGGGTGATGGTGTAGACCGCCGTGTCCACCGCGCTGGGTTTCCACAGCGGCGAATTGCAGCCGACGACCTTCAGCGTTGTAGTGACGCTGATGTCGAAGGCGCCACTGTAGGCCGTGCCGGTGGAGGGGCAGGCTGGCGTGCCGCCGTCCACGGTGTAGAGAATCGAACTGGAATGCGTGGCGGATAGCGTCACGCTCTGCGTACTGGCGTAGGTCCCCGCGCCTGGGGAATCGACCGGCGTGGCCACCGTTCCCAGCAGCATGGCCGGCCCCGTGCCGTTGAGGCTCTGCCCAAACAGGTAGAGGACCGAGGCGAGCAGAAGTATTAGCGGTCTCACCGCGTGACCCTCCAGTTCAAGGTCACCGCGCCAGGCGTAACGGCCGATGACTGATCCTTATTGCACACGTCGAAATTCACGTAGCCGGTCGTCGGGAAAGCCACGATCGTCAGAGTGTCGCCTGGCCTGTAGCCGGTCACACCCTTGATCGTCACGTTCGGCGTGAACTCAATCACGTCGGTGGCCACGACGTTGGCAGACCCTACTGAATTGACTGAGCCAGGGGTGACCGCTTGGCAGGCATTCGCGGAAATCTGGCTGACCGCCAAGGCCAGCGCCCCGCTGTCGATGGTCTTTGCGAGCGTCGCGGTGGACGGGATACTGGTCCCATTCAGGCTCGTCTCGCACCCGCCAACTTGCGGATTGAGCAACTGGAAATTCGTGCCGTCATAAGTCAGGACGGCCACAGCAGCGGTGTTGATGTCGTTCTGCACCAGCGCCGTCGTCCCGCACTTCTTGATGGTCTTCGGGCCGCCAGCGATGCTGTTTACAGCGAGTGTGGGATCAGCGCCGGAATTGGCGTATCCCGAGAGCATCCGCACCGTCAAGCCGGCAGTGTACGCGGTAGCTGGCGGGGCCAGCGTCACCGTCATCGCTGTGACCGAACCGCTCCCCACTGCGTATTCCGTGGAGTTCAGGTCGCTAAGACTTTTGAGGGTCGGATCACTGGAGGTGACCGCGGCCAAAAGTTGGTTCGTGGTCCCCGGCCCGACTCCTCCGATGGCCGCGGCCGCCGCGCCGTTGATGGCTACTGAATGCTGCGTAGCACCGTTGTTCACGTTGCAGGTCGAGCCAAGCGCGCAGGTCTGGCCATTCGGAGTGGTGGCCGCCCCAGACAGCGCTGGGGCGTTTCCTACAGCTTGAATTTCCCAATAGGTTCCATCGAACGTCAGCGCGACCGGGATGGCAAGCAGATCATTGGCGGCAAGCACGCTTGCGCCCTGCCACTTGCGGACGTGATAGGGGCTGCTGGAATTGGCGTTGACCGTGACATCCCCGGTATTCGGCGTGCTTGCGGTAAGCAGGATTGAGTCACCCGCGGCTGGGACGAACGTCGGAGAAGTCGTGCAGGTCTGCGCCGTGCCGGTGCCTGAACCGGCGCAGGCGAGCGGGCCAACCAGATCATGCGCCGTGGCGTCGGTGATCGCACCGGTGCTGGTGGTGTTCTTGACGATTCCGGTTCCTAAAGTGCCCCAGTTCTGAGCCGCGCTGCCCAGAGTGAGGGTGACGGAGTTTGCCACTCCAGTACCGCCGTTCGCAGCCGCGATGATTCCGCTCACACACGGGCCGGCCTGGGGATTGAGCAACTGAAACTGGGTGCCGTCGTAAGTTGCCACCGCCACCGCCGTGGTGGTCAGATCACTGGCAACCAAGGCCGTGGCGCCGCATTTCGTGATGGCCGTAGCGGTAAGACCGTTGACGGCCAAAGTCGGAGCGGCGCCGCTGTTCGCTGCGACCGGCAGCCAGCGAACCGTTAGACCCGCGGTAAGCGCGGTCGCGGCCGGAGCCAGCGTGACAGTCTGAGCTTGCGCTATGCCGCCGCCCACCACGTAGAGGGTGTGTTCCAGATCGCCCAGGCTCTTGCCGGACGGATCCGCCGAGGTATTGCCAGCAACGATGTCGTTGTTGGGAATCGTGACGCCCTTGACATCGGTGGCCGTGGTCCAGACGGGGAGCTGGTGAATGGTCGGTGTGCCGCTGGCCGTGACGCTGCCGCCGCCGCTGATGGCGTTGCCGGTGACATCGTGGACTTCCCAGGCTTGGCTGTTCAACGTGGCGAAGCCGTTGGCGCCGATGGTCACGCCGGGCATCACCTGGTAAGTCGCCGTGGCCGCCGAGCCGTTGATCGCCAGCGTCACGCCCGACACCGCGCTGGCGGAAGTGTTCGCCAGGGTAATTAGGCTGATGAAGGCCGTGGTGTCGGGAGGCGCGGTGTAAAGAATGGCGTTGGCCGTGGTCAGTAGTCCTTGAGCCAGCACGCCGTAACTCGGCACGCCCTGGGTTTGGGCATTACCGAAGATCGTATAGGACACAACCGACGTTGTGCCTGCGAGGCCCTGAATGGTGCTCTGGGACGCCAGGGGGATGGTCCCCACGTTCTGGGCATTCTGGGCTACAAGCAGGGGGAGGGTGAGGAGGATTGCAACGAGAAATCGTTTCATGGTTTGAACCTTTCGAGGAGAAAGACGGGGGCGATCAGAAAAAGAGACCGCCCCCAATTCACAAGGATGGTCGATTAGTCGATCACCAGGTACGCGGTGATGTTGGCTAGGGCTTCGCTGCTCGAGTGCGTGGCGAAACCAATCCCTAGCACGTCGCCGGCGACGAAGGTTTGGACGTGGGTGCTGTCGGAGCAGCTTGTCCCGGTGCCCACCGTACACGTCATGGTCGTGGACGAGCCGTTCTTATATAGGGTGAATACGCCCGAGGTGGTGGCGTCGCTCCCAGCCGTACCGGCAGCGATAGACATCAGGCGGACGGTCCCGGTGTGATTCATGACCGGGCCCAGGGTATCGGCGGCCTGGGTGCAGGCCAGCGCGGCGAACTGCCCTAGCCCAAACAGGCCGAGGTTGGATGCCGAAGCAGTTGCCGTGCCGGAGCAGGAGCCTTCCAGCCTGGTATTGATGTTGCTCCACATCCCCGCGCAGTCCATAATCTGGCCCGTGGCGATGTTCGGCCGCGGCAGATTCGGCTGTAAGGAGGCGGTACAGGCGCCGGCGAGGATCGGCCCCAGGTCGAAGTAGTTCGGAGGTCCGATCCAAACCACGGCGCCGGAGACGTGTCCGGTACGCGCGCTGCCGCGGCCCACGCCGCGGCGAACGCGCCAGACACTCGTCGAGCCGATCTGGGTGAGGATCTCTTCGTACTCCCGGTCAACGAAGATCCCGGTGGCGACCTGGGTCCCGTCGTAGGCGTAGACGCCCGTCGAGCTGGTGAGAGAGATGGTCTGGTCGGTCACGCCTTGCGCGGCGGCCAGGGTGGTCTGCGTGGTGGTGGCCTGCCCGAAGCAAAGCGCAGCCAGCAGAAGGAAGGTGAGAGAGATTCTGGTAAAGGTTTTCATGGTAATGGTTTTCCTCTCAATGGATGTGCATGGTCGCTCTACGAGCAGACGCGGCACCCCCACTCGGGACGCGGCGCCACCCAGCCGAACATGATGTCGCAGCGGGTCGCAAAGACGTCGTTCACAATGTCGTACTGGGAGACGCAGCGGATCGAGATCCCGGTGTCGGGATCGGTCTGCCGCGCCTTCCATTCGACGGCCTTGGGGAGATCCAGCGGCACGCAAGCCCAGGCATACGCTTCCCGATGGAAACTCATGCCCTGCGGGCTCACATAGCTGGCGGTGCCGAACGGGTAGACTTGCACCCCGTCCCCCGGCGAGGCGTCGCACGTCTTGTAGGGGCCGGAAGTGATGATGGACGGATAGATCGGCACGACCGCCAGGGCGCTGCCGTCCGAATTGACATCGGCGGTCACAACGAACTGCCGGCCGCCTGCCAGCGCATCTCCGGACACCGGGTTCACGGCGTGGACCAACGTGCCGCTGGCACCGAGGACGATGATATCGCCCGCTTTGAAAATGCCGGTCGCGCTGGTGCCGCAAGCTTTGAGGTTGAGGCTGGCGCCGAGTTGGCCGGCGCCATTCACCAGCGGGGCGGCGGGGAAAGCGCCGAGCGTGTGGGTGCGGAGGTTCTGCGCGCGCAGCCAGGTGAAGCCGGCGCCCTTGCCCATGTATCCCTTGATGTACTGCTCGGAGATCTGGGCGGAGGACTGGAATAGGCCCTTCAAGGCGTCGATGATGTAGGTGTTCATGTTGGGCGTGATAACCATGTACACTTCGTCATCGACGGGGGCCGCATTGTTGTCCAGGGCTTCCAGCGCGCTCAGGTAGACGGCGAAGGCCGTCGTGCTCTGAGGGGGCGTGGCGGGGGTGCCCACGGAATTGGGGGTCGCCCGGTAGCACACGTTCAAGCCGTGGATTTCCGCGGCGTTGGCCAGGGCGACGGCCGCGCTGTTGACGTAGCGGTCGCCGAAGCGGTCGATGGTAAGCGTTTCCTCCCGCGAGGTGAACGAGAAGCCCGTATGCTTCTGGGTGTCCACCACCAGAGGGACCTTGTTTTCGGTAACATCCTGGATGACCAGGACGGCGCCGTCGGTCGCCAGGAACTTGACCGGCACGCGCAGGTTGAGGGTGTCGCCGATTTTGGCGCCCTTGTTGGCGAAGTGCTCACGGTAGTCTTCGTGGTGAGCCACCTTCGCAAAGCCGAGGTTGTTCTCGAAGCGCCGCAGGAGTTCGTTGGTGATGACCTGCGGCGTCAGAAGTACGTTAGCCACGTTATTTCCTTTTGAGTTGCGCCTCGCGCGCCCTCTGCCACTTCTTGTAGTCGCTGGCACTCGCCTCGTCATGCACATCGAATGCGGGCGTGGCTCCGCTGGAGCGGAGCGTGGTCGGGGGCTTACTGGCGCTCGAAACTTGCTTCCCCTGGGGTCTCGGAGGCTGAGCGGAAGATGTGGCGGGAGTTTTGGCGGGAGCTTTGCCGGGAGGCGGCAGCTTGGCTTTGATGGCGCCCAGCGCCACGCCGGCGCGCGCCAGAGCGGCCCGCCATTGCTCCTCGTTAGTGGCGAGGGTCGATCTGGCGATCTGCTCCGACTCCTCGGGATGCTGCCCGAGGTAGTAAGCCAGCGCGGTGCCCGTTTCCGGGTCCATGCGCATGACCGCTTCCATGGCAGTGGAGATCTTGCACTCGTCGGTCACGACTTCATTGAAATCGGGATACCGCGAGGCTTGGCGATTCCATTCGTCCTGGGCGGCGGCTTTCTGGCGCTCCTGCTCCTGCTGGGCCTGCTGGCGGGCCAGCTCGGCCTTCTGTTCGGCGAGGCGCTGTTCCAGTACCTGTTCGTGGTACTGGTCCTTGGCCGCCTCGTACTCCTCGAAGGTTTCAAAGTCGGCGAGCTTGGGCGCCACCAGCTTGGTGGTCGCCGCCGGAGGCGCGGCGGGTGGTGCTGCCGTCTCCGTGGTTTCCTCGTCGATCGCGTCGCCTTTGAGCTCCTTCAACTCCTCTTCGAGTTGCGTAATTTTAGCTGTGAGCTTGTGGAAGCGGCGCGAGATACCCTTCTTCTCCTTGTCTTCCGGAGTTTCCTCCGTTACTTCCGCGGTTTCCAAAGCCGCGGCGGTTTCAGCGGCCTGAGCTTCCTCAGTCGCTTCGGATGTCGGCTGCGCAGCATCGCCCGCCGCGGGCGGTTCGCCCGAGTCCTGCGAGTCGCGGAATGCCTGGAAGGCTTCGAAATCGTCTTCCGGGATCTGCGGCTCTGCGGTTTCGGTTGCTGCGGAATCT